AATAACACAAAAGGATTTTTAATGGTTATCACGGTACCCGATAGGTGTGATAAAAGAGTCCCAATAGTCTCTCATGATAATATCTGACTCATCTACATGGATGAGTGAACTTACATCTGGTTCTTTAACAAATATTTCAGAAAGCGGAACATACTTTAACACAAATTCAGCCTGTATCAGCGATGGCTCAAATAATTCAATTGAGGCGTACTTCCTATTAAAGGTCTTCCATAAGGAACCTTTAACAGCTTTAAGACTCAACACATTATCTTCAGAGGCGATATCAATTGGATTGATATCGGTCCTACTAAAAAGAGCATCCCTACTCCATAAGAATAATGAACTAACTACGTTCTTCTTATTGAGATTTTTCTCATAAACAGCATTACTAAACCCTTTCGGAAGTAACAAAGCATGATAAGGACTTTCGTCCTCAAGACACTTAGTTTTTAGAAATGACTGACCAACAAGAGGTCTAAAAAATAATTTTTTAGAGTCCCCTAATGTACCTTTAAAAGTTACATAACGTTCATATAGAAATGTTGCAAGCTTACTTTGAAACTCATTCACATGTGAATTTTTGTGAATCAATTTAGATAATGTGTGATCAAAGATCACATCATCATAGACTTCAGGATGCAATATAAAACCTAAACCCCCAAGATACTTGGAAATAAAGAGATTATACTTACGGTTGTCAGTGAGTCTCCTTATTCTATCGCTATGATAGAACATGAAGAATTTATGAGTTTTTAACTTATTCAAAGCACCATCCATTACAGTGTTATACCAATGATCAACAGGTAACAATTCCTTTGATCCTCTAACACGTAGCTTTGATTGCCCAGTTAAAAGGCCAATGTTTAAATAACCAATCTGTTCAAACTTATAAGAATCTTTCGATTCACTAAAATGATAACAAACAGAATTAATGGTCATAACATTAGGGTGGACGTAATTTTTACCAATTGATAAAGAAAAACCCACCTCAGATATAGATTCCAACCAAAATTTATAAAACTTTGCATTGGTTCTAAAGAGAATATCGTCACCATTAACCTTAACAGGTAGGCGATCTAAAGGAATACTTACATTACAACCCAAACTCTTCAAATACCTTTTCATAGCTATAGCATA